GGCGTCAGTTCCCTTAATGGGATAGCGCGAAACATGACTCGTTACGCTTATGGCGGTGGGGTGGGGTCTATGAATGAAACCGCACGGTCAATGTAGGTATAATGCTCAAAAATCAGGACATAAAACATGGCTACTGATCCTCTTGTATCGCTGATGGAGCGACGGAACAACAACCCGGACATAGAAGATATGGCTCTCGATATTGAAATCGAGCAGCCCGGAACCTTATTTTCTTCTGCGAACGCAATCCCGGAGGGAATTGAGATAGAGGAAGAGGAAGACGGTGGTGTTGTCATTGATCTGGATCCAAATGCTTCCAGAGAAAGAGGTTCTGAAAACTTTTTTGATAATATTGCAGAAGAACTGGATGACCGTGAACTGGGGGTTATTGCTAACGAATTAACTGCTGAGTTTGAAGCCAACAAAACGTCGCGTGGGGATTGGGAAGATGCCTATGCCAACGGATTGGAACTGTTGGGCTTTCATTACGAGGAGCGGACCCAGCCGTTTCGTGGTGCAACCGGCGTTACCCATCCGTTATTGGCAGAAGCGGCCACGCAATTTCAGGCACAGGCGTTTAATGAAATGCTGCCCCCCGGCGGACCCGTAAGAACGGTCATTTTGGGCGATTTAACCACAGAGAAGGAACAGCAGTCTCGGCGTGTGCAGGAGTTTATGAATTACTACATCACTAGTGTGATGGAGGAGTACACGCCAGAATTTGATCAAATGCTTTTTTATCTGCCTTTGGCGGGTTCCACTTTTAAAAAGGTGTATTACGATGAGTCAATGGAACGCGCGGTCAGCAGTTTCGTCCCTGCTGAACACCTTATCGTTCCTTTTGAAGNGAGTGATCTCGAAACTTGCTCAAATATCACGCAGGTTGTTAGAACACCTCTTAACGATTTGCGTAAAAAACAAATTTCGGGTTTTTATCGAGACATTCCGGTCCATCCTACGCAATCCGAAAGCTCTGGTATATCCAAGGAGTTGGAATATCTTGAAGGCGTTCACCCCTCGACTATCGACTATGATTGTACGTTGCTGGAATGCCATGTGGACTTGGATCTGCCGGGGTATGAAGAAACCGGAGAGGATGGAGAACCCACCGGAATAAAGATCCCCTATATAGTTACCATTAGTGAAGATAATGGACAGGTATTAGCCATTCGTCGGAATTATCAGGAAGACGATCCACAGAAACGAAAGATTCAATATTTTGTACATTACAAATTTCTGCCGGGTTTTGGTTTCTATGGACTGGGCCTGATCCACACGATTGGTGGTCTGTCCCGCACAGCTACGGCTGCACTGCGTCAGCTTATTGACGCAGGTACGCTATCGAACCTTCCCGCAGGATTCAAGGCCCGTGGTTTACGGATCCGAGACGATGAAGATCCGTTACAGCCCGGAGAGTTTCGAGACGTGGATGCGCCGGGGGGAGCCATTCGGGACAGTTTGATGCCGTTGCCTTTTAAAGGGCCGGATTCCACGCTGTTTCAGCTTTTAGGTTTTGTAGTTGAAGCCGGTCAGCGATTTGCCACGATTACGGATTTGAAGGTTGGGGACGGCAACCAAGGTGCGGCAGTTGGTACGACGATTGCCATGTTGGAGCAGGGTACTCGTGTGATGAGTGCTGTGCATAAACGAATGCACTATGCCATGCGGCAGGAATTTAAACTTCTGGCGCGGGTCATGGCGGATTATTTACCACCGGAATACCCTTATGCGGTTGTAAATGCTAATCGAGACATTAAGGCGAAGGATTTTGATGATCGGGTGGATATTTTACCGGTATCCAACCCCAATGTTTTTTCTCAGGCACAACGGATCACGCTGGCGCAAACACAGATGCAGCTTGCTACGCAGGCTCCAGAAATGCACAACCTGCATGAGGCGTTTCGGCGCATGTATGAGGCGTTGGGAGTACGGGACATTGAAAAGTTATTAAACACTCCTTCCACCGATGAACCAGAGCCTAAAGATCCCGCACAAGAGAATATTGATTCCTTGGAAAATACGGATTTAAAGGCCTTTGGGGGACAGGATCACGATGCCCATATTATGGCGCATTTAGTTTTTGGTAATTCTGGGACTGTGCAGGGAATGCCTGCGATAGCCATTTCTTTACAGAAGCACATTATGGAACATGCCAAGCTCAAGGCGCAGGAACAGGCGCAAATTATGTTCACGCAACAGCGGGAAGCTGCGGGTCAGCAGGGACAAGTTGATGAGGGACAAGCACAATATGAAAGGGAAGCATTAACCGCGCAACTAATTGCACAGGAAATGCAGAAGCTGAAAGTTATGAGTGATCAAATTGCGAACATGGGACAACCGGAAGGCCCTGATCCGTTGGTCGCGTTGAAAGAGCAGGAACTGGCGATCAAGGGTCAGAAGAGTCAGGCGGACATTGCACAGGATCAAGCCGAATTGCAGCTTGATCAGGAGAAAGAGGTTCGCAAGGGTCAGGAATTTCAACAACGTCTTGCGAGTCAGGAGGGCCAAACGGAAGCCCGTATTGATGCTGCTCGTGAGCGTGAGATAATGCGTTTACAGCAGCAAGCCAATAGAGGGCAATAACATGGGTGCAGTAAAAATTATTAGTGGTCCGGTAGAAGCGCCAAAACCGCAAAACAAGGCGGTTATTCAAGGTCAGGGCAGTATTCCTTATGGCAAGGCCACCAAAGAAAAAACGCCGAATATAGGGAAAGCTAAAATCACGGTAGGTCGAAAACGTGGTATGGGTGCCGCACAACGGGGTGGCCGCTTCACGATTGCCTAGACATGCCACTTAAACGGGGTTCCAGTGATCAGACCATCAGTAAGAATATTCGGCAACTGATGGATGAGGGCTATCCACAGAAACAGGCTATAGCCATTGCGATGCGTAACGCCGGTAAACGTCGTGGGAAAAAAGATAAGCCAAGAAAAAGGAAGCGCACATGATTCCGTTAATCGAAGCTGGTTTGAGGATCATCGATAAGATAATTCCAGACCCGGAAGCAAAGGCAGAAGCCACCCGAAAATTGCTAGAGATTCAACAAGCGGGAGAACTCGCAGAAGTTGAAGCCGCAATGAATGTCGTCGTCGCGGAAGCCAAAAGCGAGCATGCTCTAACGAGCCAATGGCGTCCTATCACGATGCTAGTTTTCACTGCTATCGTCGCGAACAATTACATTATTGCCCCCTATTTAGCAGCCATATTTGGTTGGAGCGTCACGTTAGAGATGCCAGACCAACTATGGAATTTACTCAGCATCGGTATCGGTGGCTATGTCGTCGGCAGAAGTTCTGAAAAAGCCATTAAGAACTGGAAAGGCACATAAAATTGAAGGGCAATTTTGATCAATGCTTGGAACAGGTTTTAGAGCATGAGGGGGGATATGTAAATCATCCCGAAGATCCCGGTGGTCGTACCAACATGGGCATTACACAAGCGGTTTATGAAAAACACTTGGGGCGTCCTGTAACAGAAAAAGACATGAGAGAAATCCCGTTTGAACACGTCAAAGAGATTTACAAGGAAAAATATTGGGACAAGGTGTGCGCAGAAGAGTTGCCCGAAGGCTTAGATTTTAGTGTTTTTGACTGGGCCGTGAACTCTGGGCCGTCAAGGGCGGTTAAAACTTTACAAAGGATAATAGCTGTTACACAGGACGGCGCTATTGGCCCTATTACGTTAAAAGCAATTGGGGCCATCAGNCCCGGTTATTTGATCCATAAGTACGGATCAGAAAGAGAAATGTTTTACCGGCGGTTATCTACGTTTACAACCTTTGGTGAAGGTTGGTTAAATCGGTTGGATAGGACGCAGAAAAAATCATATGAAATGATGTGTGAAACATAAATGAACGAACAACAAATCGAAGCAAGCGTATTAGCCCCGTTTGGTCCTCGTCTTTTAAGAGAAAGTGGAAAATAAATGAACTCCTTTGATATTATTCAGTTCATACAACGGGCGATTAAGGAACGAAAGACGATTATTCTGGATATTTTGGAAAATAATGGTATAAAATCCATAGAACAATATCGAGAACTCATGGGTGAGTTAAATGCCCTTAATTATGTTTTACAGGAACTCTCGGGCCTGCTAGAAAAACAGGAGCAATTGGATGACTGAAGCTGCTCAAAATGTAGAAAACCTGTACGTTAAAGAAGATGGACGTGTACTGGATCCAACTCTTCTTGATAATACTCTTTTGGAAAGAATGCCCAACCCTACTGGTTGGAGACTTCTTATTCTCCCTTACCGTGGAAAAGGTACAACCGACGGAGGTATTCACCTATCGGACAAAACCCTTGAAGAAGGGCAAATACAAACGGTTGTTGCCTACGTCATAAAACAAGGCCCTTTAGCTTATAAGGATAAAGAAAAATTTCCTGATGGGGCTTGGTGTAAGGAAAAGGACTGGATCATTCTTGCTAGATACGCGGGGTCCAGACTTCGAATAGAGGGCGGCGAGGTTCGCATCATTAATGATGATGAAGTTTTAGCCACTATTCTTGATCCAGATGACATTATTAATATCTAAAAGAGAGCAGTTATGGCAGAAGCACAACAAACAGTAGCAGAGAAGACGGATAAACAAGTTCCTCTTGACTTTGATGCGGACGCACCGGATGTGGAGGTGTCTCTTGAAAGTCCTGCGTTGGCGGAGGAGGTAAGTGACGCTGAAGTTATTGAAGTTCGTGAAGTTGAAGAAAAAACCGAGCAAGAAGAGTACACCACTACGGTTCAAAAACGCATTGATCGTTTAACAAAGAAAATGCGGGAAGCCGAAAGGCAACGAGAAGAGGCCCTAAAATACGCCCAAAATGTTCAAATCGAATCAAATGATCTTAAAGCGCGTATGCAGCAGTTGGATCAAGGCTATGTNTCGGAATACGGCAGTCGCATCACTGCGGAACAGGAGCAGGCCGAAGGGGAATTAAGAAAAGCGGTAGAGCTAGGGGATGTGGACGCTACCGTAGCGGCTCAAAAAACCATGACACAGTTGGCTGTTGCACAAGATCGTTATGAGCAAGCTAAAGCCCAACAAGAGCAACAGGTCGCACAGGAAGCCGCATATGCTCAACAACTAGCGCAACAAAACCAAGCAAATTATGCTCAACAGCCCGCTGCTGCGCCCCCCACGGATCCGAAAGCGGAAAAATGGGCGGCTCGTAATGAATGGTTTGGGCAGGATGAGGCTATGACCTTTGCGGCCTTTGGAATCCACAAAAAAATGGTGGAAAGCGAAGGATTTGACCCGCAGAGTGATGACTACTATAGTGAACTGGATGAGCGGATACAGACAGAGTTTCCGCAAAAATTTAATGGGACCAGCAAACGTGCCGCCCAGACCGTTGCTGGAGTGTCCCGTTCTTCTTCGTCAGGGCGCGGAAAGACAAAGGTTAGACTCACCCCTAGCCAAGTATCTATTGCTAAAAAATTGGGTGTGCCGCTTGAAGAATACGCGAAATACGTGAAGGAGTAGGAAATGACTAAAGAAGTAGAGACAGACCGCTTCGAAGGCATTGATCGTTCTCCTCGCGCAAAAAAAACAAGGGAAGAAACGGCGCAGCGTAAGCCGTGGGCACCCCCCACCATGTTAGATGCACCACCTGCACCAGAAGGATATAAACATCGTTGGATAAGAGCCGAAGTGCGTGGTTTTGATGATCGTCAAAACATTTCAGCACGTCTTCGTGAAGGCTATGAATTTGTTCGAAAAGATGAATATCCTGATTTTGAAGCTCCGGTTATGGAGTCGGGTCGTTATGAAGGTGTGTTTGGCGTTGGCGGATTAATTCTAGCGCGGATTCCCCTGGAAACAGTGCAGGAACGTACTGATTATTTTGAGGCTAAAAGTCAAGATTTGATGGACGCAGTCGATCACGACATGATGCGCGAGAATGCTCATTCAACAATGACGATTGATAAACCGAATCGTCAAACTCGTGTAACTTTTGGCGGTCCACGGAAATCGTGAACTGCTCCCTTTAGGAGTAAGAACCAATGGCTAATACTTATTCTGCAATGGGGCTACAACCCATTGCTAAATTAGGTCAGGGCACTAACTCCACTGGTGTAACAGGCTACACTCCTTATGAAATAGCAAATGGCAATGCAACCGCCATCTACCACGGCTCTCCAGTTATTCCCCTTTCTACGGGGTATATTTCACTGGTAGGCGCTGCGGCTGGTGGGTCGGTTAGCTTGGTAGGCGCTTTTATGGGGTGTGAATATGTATCTAGCACTACCTCGAAAACTATTTGGTCAAATTATTGGCCCGGTTCCGGGGCGGACAGCAACTTTCCTGTAAAGGCTTTTGTCGCCGATGATCCAAACCAATTATTCATAATTGGAACGGATGCGTCGTGGACAAGTAAAGCCACAGCAAGAGCGGCTGTCTTTGCTAATGCGAATTTTAGTACTGGCACTAGTGGTTCTACTAACACAGGTGTTTCTTCCGCAGCACTTGCAATCGGCACCATCGCAACTACCGCAGCCCTCCATTTGAGGATTATGGGTTGGGTAGAAGATGATTCTGATGCAGATTTTTCTGCGGCAGGCATCAAGGCCATCGTAAGGTTGAACAACAGCTTTAACTCACCGGAAGGTAGTATTGCTGCTGGAACACCTTCGACAACCGGCGTTTAGGAGGGGTTTGATATGGCTATTTCTCGCGCACAACTCGCGAAAGAGCTTGAACCCGGCCTAAATGCCTTGTTCGGACTCGAATACGACCGTTATGACAAAGAACATACCGCAATCTACGAAGAAGAATCTTCAGATCGTGCATTTGAAGAGGAAGTAATGCTTGCCGGTTTCGGAACGGCTCCGGTAAAAGGTGAAGGCAGTGCAATTTCATTCGATGACGCGCAGGAAACATATACTGCTCGTTATACGCATGACACCATTGCGCTTGCGTTCAGCATTACGGAAGAAGCTATCGAAGATAACCTGTATGATCGTTTGGCTTCTCGGTATACACGCGCTTTAGCACGTTCAATGTCACAAACGAAGCAGGTTAAAGCTGCTGCGGTTTTGAACAATGCTTTTAGCTCTTCTTACCCCATCGGGGATGGCGCGGCTCTTTGCTCGTCTTCACATCCGTCGCTTACCGGTAATCAGCGTAATTTGCTGTCTACCGCAGCAGATCTCAACGAAACCTCTCTTGAGCAGATGTTGATTGATATTGCCGGATTGACGGATGAGCGCGGCTTGAAAGTTGCGGTTCGCGGAATGAAATTGCTCATTCCAAAGGAACTGCAATTTATCTCTGAGCGTGTGCTTAACTCAACCCTACGTGCAGGAACGGCGGATAATGATATTAACGCCATGAAAGCAATGGGGATGCTACCCGAAGGGGCCTATGTTAATCATTTCCTGACTGATACGGATGCGTTTTTCATTAAAACGGATGCGCCAAACGGCTTTAAGCTGTTTCAGCGTACGCCGATCCGTACTGCGATGGAGGGTGATTTCGATACTGGAAACATGCGTTTTAAGGCACGGGAGCGTTACAGCTTTGGTGTTTCTGACTGGCGCGGTGTTTTTGGTACGCCCGGAGCGTAATTTTTCGTTCTGAAGGAATAGAGGGGTGGCTTGTGTCGCCCCTCTGCTTTTCTGGGAAAATTAGCCCTAGCGACTGTCCCAGCAGACGCTTACTAAGACTCTAGGGCAAAACCTTTTGTAAGGAGGTGCAAACATGGGCACTACACGCTTTTCTGGTCCGGTTATGTACAGTGGTTCTGGAAATGACTCCAGCGCACTGGGTAATTGGTTTAAAAATCTTCCCCTTCAATGCAACCCTGATTATGTCATCAAAATGGATGATTTCACGGGTGTTGATATAGATGACACCGATGATTGGACCAAACAAGTCCTTAATTCCGGTACGTTGACGCTACTGGCTGATCATGTAGGCGGTTGGGCTAAATCAACAGGCGATGGCTCTACGGACAACTCTGGCGGGTCTATTCAAGGCAATGAGATTTTCATGGCCGAAGCCAGCAAAAAAATCTTCTTTGAGGCCACTTGTGCGGTTGCTGATGCAGATGACATGGACATGTTCGTTGGCTTGGCAGAAAACGGCACGTTTGCTACAGGTGTTCCTTTTACAGCAAATAACCAGATCGGTTTCTTGTTGGTTGAAGGTGCGGCAGATATTTATGCCAACTGTGATTCCGGTGGTACTGAAACCAAGACTGACACAGGGGTTGATTTTTCTGATGGCGCAGAAGGTAGTTCTACTATTTCAAACACGCGCCGACTCGGCTTTGTGGTAACCGGAACCGGACAAGTAGATTTCTACGTGGATCGGGTAAAAGTCACCACGACAACGGATAATATCCCGACTTCGGCTCTTACGCCTTGGTTTTGTGCAATGTCTGGAACGACAACCGCCGATGCGTCTTGGTGCGACTACATTTTGGTAGCTGCCCAACGTGTCACGGATGGTATGACACAATTCAATGAGCAATCGTAAGGTTAGGAAGTGACTTATGGCAGAAAAGAAAAAAACTGCTAAAAAAGATACCCCTAAACCGGGAATTGAAGATCGTTATAAAAAGGAATTGCCCCCTGAGTGGACCGCTAAGTATAAGGCTATGGTTATGGCCGGTCTTATCAAGGAAAAATAGGAGTATCAAATGGCAGATTCAGTAAATGTATCGACCATTATTGATGGTCCTCGTAAAGCAGTATTTTACCTCACTAATGTTAGTGACGGTACGGGCGAATCTGCTGTCACGAAGATAGATGTAAGTGCTTTAAGCACCAGTCAAGACGGAGACGCCTGCACGGGTGTTCGCATTGAAAGCCTTTCTTTTTCCACTGTTGGAATGGGAGTCCAATTGCTTTGGGATGCTACAACTAACCGTTTAGCAATTGAACTTCCCGCCAATTATAGTGATTCTTTTGATTTTTCCGCCTTTAGCGGTCTTCCAAATTATTCTGGTTCTGGGAAAAATGGAGATGTGCTATTAACCACAGTAGGAGCAGCAAACGGCGAGACGTACACTTTAACCATCACCTGTATTAAGGAATATACGGATCTTTAAATCTATTGGATAGGTTTTCATACACATGCAACGCGATATTCCAAAAGTTCCAGAAGATCTGGAGGAGATGAGGGTACAGTTTTATCACTATGCCACACAGCAACACTATATCTTAGATAAAGTAAACCAATTGGAACCGGACGTTAAGGATATAAAACGTACCTTGTTTCAAATCAAATGGTTTTTATTGGGTGGTGTGGTGATATTGCTTGCCCAACAAACAGGTATCGGGCCTGTTCTGGCTGCACTGCTTAAATGAATCATGGCTACGTCTGGATCTATAAATTTCGAACTCGATGTAAATGATTATATTGAGGAAGCCTTTGAACGGTGCGGTCTTGAAGTTCGTACAGGTTATGATCTAAAAACCGCGAAGCGTTCTATGAACTTGCTTCTAGCGGATTGGGCTAACCGTGGCTTAAACCAATGGACCATTAAGCAGACCTCCATAACCGTTGCGGCGGATATTACTGAATATCCTGCGGGCACCGTAACTATGACGGTGGGTTCTAGTTCAGGTTTTACGATCGCTGAAACCATTACGGGAGGAACCAGTGGCGCTACGGCTTCCATTACCAATCTTCCCTCGGGTACTTCAATGGCGATCACCATTCCGACAGGAACTTTCACCAGCGGTGAAACCCTTACAGGTGGGACAAGCGCAGCAACTACCACCCTTTCTGCTGCCGTTGATTTAACGAACGCACAGGGCACCATAGATATTTTATCGTTAGTGGTTAAACGAGGCGATAACAGTTATGCCGCCGCGCGTTTAAGTCGGGACGGATATATTACGATCCCAAATAAAACAGAAACAGGTCGTCCTTCCCAGTTTTTCTTAGATCGACAAGTAACGCCTAATTTAAAAATTTGGCCTGCGCCTGAAAACAGTACAGACATTCTCATTTTTGATCGTCTTTATCGAATAGACGATGTTGATGATTTTACAAATACACTTGGTGTACCGTTTCGTTTTTATCCTGCTTTGGCAGCAGGACTTGCTTATTACATTGCGTTAAAACGAGCGCCCAATCGGATTCAAGTTTTGAAACCGTTATATGAAGAAGAGATGGAGAGGGCTATGGTAGAAGATCGTGACCGAGCCTCGTTTAATGTCGTGCCTAGCTTAGAGTATGCGAAATTTAACTGATGTCTCGTTTTGCTGTAGGAAAACATGCGCGGGGAATTTCAGATAGATCTGGGTTCTCTTATTTACTTAGGCGTATGAAAAAGGAATGGACCGGAGCGCTTGTTGGCTATGATGAATGGGAACAAAAGCAGCCCCAGTTAGACCCAAGACGTAAGGTAGTGGACCCACAGGCTTTGAAAAATCCTCGTCCCGATAGGGTCGAACCAATGGTGGTCTATGTGGATACGATTATTCCTGAAATAGCTAACTTTAAGCCCATCATGTCTGTGGGGCAGGTTGGCGCGGTGACGGTGGCGACATGAGCTTTACTTACTCCAGTCTAAAGACCGCTATACAGGATTACACCGAAAACACGGAAACTACGTTCGTCTCGCATATGGACGACTTTATAAAGCTGTCCGAAGAACGGATCCTGAAAAACGTCCAATTACAGCTTTTCCGTAAAAATGTAACGGGGACCATGTCTTCTTCTAACCAGTATTTAGCTGCGCCGAGCGATTTTTTAGCACCTTTTTCGTTATCTATTACAAGCAGCAGTGTTAAGAGCTTTCTTCAATACAAAGACGTAAATTTTGTGCAGTCTTTTAACCCTAACAGTGCTACAACGGGAACGCCCCGGTATTATGCGCTGTTTGACATAACCAACTTTATTATTGGCCCAACGCCGGATAGTGGATATACCACGGAAATGCACTATTTCTACCGACCCGCCAGTTTGACGGCTGCGGGAGACAGTGGAACAACGTGGTTGAGTGAAAATGCCACGTTGGCTCTTTTATATGGGTGTTTAACCGAAGCCTATACCTATATGAAAGGGGAGCAGGATTTAATGGCCGAATATGAAAAACGCTTTGGAGAATCTATGGTGGCCTTAAAGATGTTTGGGGAAGCTAAGGAAGTTACGGAAGATTATCGTGCGGGTATGGTTATTAGGCCAAAACAATGATGGACGCATTAAAATTAGACCTTCCTTCCGATTATTCCGTAGAGGTTCATACGACAAATAATCGTGGCTTTACGCCTGAAGAAGTGGCGCACCACTGTGCAAACAAAATCATTTCTATATCCAACAATACTCATCCGGGTATTCAGGCACAGGCTTACGCCTTTAAGGGCCATATAGAAAAAATGATTGCCTTTTACATGCGTGAAGCCATTAAGAGTGATCGAACCACTGTCTATAACGCATTAATGGATGCAGGTCATCCAGAACTTGCTGAATCCATTAGGAGACTTTGATATGGCTTTTACCGGAAATTTTATGTGTACGTCTTTCAAGAAAGAATTAATGGAAGCCAAGCACAACTTTTTACTTAGTGGTGGGAACACCTTTAAAGCTGCTTTGTATACCAATAGTGCCTCTTTTACGGCAGCTACAACAGCTTATACGGACACTAATGAGGTTTCTGGTACGGGTTACGTCGCTAAAGGTAACACGCTTACTCGGATAGATCCGACAACCAGTAGCACCACGGCGTATACGGATTTTGCAGATACTACGTGGTCATCCAGTACAATCACGGCTCGTGGTGCGATGATTTTTAACGAGGATACTACTGGAGATACTTCAGTGATTGTTTTGGACTTTGGTTCTGATAAATCCTCCAGTTCGGGAGACTTTAAGATTGTATTTCCCGCTGCGGACGCCAGTAATGCAATTATAAGGATCGCTTAATGGCCGCAATCACCGGTTGGGGCCGCAGTACATGGGGTTCAGGCACATGGGGCGAAGCCGCTCCAGTTTCCGTTACGGGTGTTGCGGGAACCGGTGCGGTTGGCTCTGTAACAGTTGAGCTTAGTATTGATGTTTCTGTAACAGGTGTTGCGGGAACCGGTGCGGTTGGGTCGGTAACGGTTACTGAAGGAAGCGGTGTAACCGTTTCTGTAACAGGNGTTGCCGGTACGGGTTCGGTAGGTTCGGTAACGGTTGAAGGTGATGCCAGTGTCAGCGTTACGGGCGTTGCGGGAACAGGTTCTGTAGGCACTGTTACTGCTACTGGGGATTCTAATGTAACGGTTACGGGCGTTGCGGGTACAGGTTCGGTTGGATCTGTAACGGTTGAAGGTGATGCTAACGTCAACGTAACCGGCGTATCCGGTACAGGAGAAACAAGCGGGGTTCTAGTTTGGAGTCTTATAATTCCAGATCAAGACCCCAGCTATAGTCAAATTAGCCCTAGCCAATCTCCATCTTGGGCTTCTGTGTCACCTTCTCAATCGCCGTCTTTTACACAAATAACGCCGAGCCAATCCCCCTCTTGGTCTTCAGAGACACCTTCTCAAACACCAGATTGGATAAAAATTGCAGCATAGGACATGAGTTATGGCAAGTACATACACAACTAATCAGGGCCTCGAAAAACCGGCAACGGGGGACCGTTCTGGAACGTGGGGAACCATGACGAACACCAACATGGACATGT